GCCCGGACGCCGACATCGTGCTTAACCCTGAAGCGATGCGCCAAGGTGGCGTGTTCAAGGTTGAGCGTGATTTCGAGCTGAACCGGCAGCAGTATGATCGGCTGGTCGATGCACGCGAAGGAATCAAGCGGTCTGGCGGCATCAATGATTCGTTCATGGGCGCAGCGCAAGGAAACTCCGGCGTCGCTGATGCGCAGTTGCTTGAACAGAGCAATCAGATGCTGGCCGACATCAACGACAATTTCAAGACGGGCCGCCAGGCAGTTGGCGATCTGCTGTTGTCATTGATCATTGAAGACATGATAGGCAAGCAGGAGACGGTTTTCATCGATGGCCAGGCAATCAAGGACGACCGCACGGTCAACCTCAATGTTCCGCGCATTGATGAAGAAACCGGCATCGAGTATCTAGACAACGATGTTGAGCGCACCAAGCTCAAGGTCACGCTATCCGATGTGGCCAGCACGCCGAGCTTCCGCTCACAACAACTGTCAGTGATGGGCGAGGCGTTTAAGTCGGCGCCGCCCGAGTATCAGAAGGTGATGATGCCGCACCTGTTCAGCCTGATGGACGTGCCGAACAAGAAAGAGATCATCGAGGCAATCAAGGCGCTTGGAAATGGACAGCAGAGCGAGGAAGAGATTCAGGCACGCATCGACCAGGCTGTACAGGATGCGCTGAGCAAGGCGCAGTTTGAATTGAAGAGCCGCGAACTGGATATGAAAGCGCCGCTGATCGTAGCGCAGACCAAGAAGACGAATGCCGAGTCGGTCAATAAGAATGTCGAGGCGCAGTTCGGCGCCATCCAGACGGCGCAGACCATCACTGCTATTCCGCAGACCGCACCGCTGGCCGACATCCTGTTGCAGTCGGACGGCTTCGTCGACGCCAACGGTGGAACGATCATGCCGAGTGCGCCAGTTGCTGTCGCTGGTGCAATGCCGGCCAAGGAAGGCCAGCCGGCCCAGCTTGACCAAACTCAGGTGCAAGCCATCCAACGCCAGCAGCCATCGACGCCGCGCGAGATATTGGGGCGCCGCAATACGTCACCGCAGTTCCCGGCCAATCCCGGCCAGCCAGCCAACCCTGATGCCGGCGTGAATGCCGGCATCGAGGGCGGAAACTGATTTCAACCACGGAGTAGAAAGCATGACTGACAAAACTATCGAGCAGGAAATCCAAGCAAAAGGTTTGACCGCGCCGCGTGTGACGCCCGCAGATATTGAGGAAAACATTGCCGGCGAGTATTTCTTTACCGCCGACCAGGCAACGAAGGACTGCCCGCAGTTCGATCAACTTCGCCTGCTGACCTTCGGACTGGCCATCGAGGCGATGAAGCAGGGCGCCAAAGTGGCAAGAGCAGGATGGAACGGCAAAGGAATGTTCGTCTATTACGTGCCGGCCAATAGCTATCTGGCGCAAACGGGCGTTGCCAAGAGTTATTTTGGCGATGCTGCAATGGTTCCGTACAACGCCTATATGGCCATCAAGAACGTCGGTGAAACGGTTAGTACGTGGGTGCCGAGCATCAATGACTGCCTTGCCGACGACTGGATGATCGTCGACTAAGCCAACGTCAAAAAAAGACGTTTGACTTTTTCAAAAAATGATAAACTCAGATTATCTGCTGTGAAGCAGTAGTTTCCCGCAGCCGGAGCTTCACCCCAAAAAGGTGAAGCGTTGTTTTAACCGCTCACTACCGCGTCACGGCGATAAGTGATCGGCTTGGTCCCGTCGATAGAGACGATGCCAATCCCGAAGATGGAGCGCGAAATGTCAGGTCGTAATATTGAAGACTTCTTTTCTGAGCCAGAGGCGTTTGACGCCCTGACCGACGAAGACAAGGCCCGGCTGTTGGCCGGTGAATCCCTTGAGGGCGAAACCAAAACCGCTGAGGCGGTAGAGGACAACAGCGAGACGCCCGCCGCTGTTACCGTCGTTGATCCCGAGAAGTCTGAAACCCCAGTTGATCCCGTTGTTTTGGCCAAGGATGGCCAGCACACGATTCCGTTCTCAGAACTGGAAGCTGCACGGGAACGCGCCCGCGTTCTTGAGCAACAGGTGATTGATCTGCAGGCCAGCCAAGCCAAGCCGCAAGCCGAGGTGCCAGCTACTGCCGTTCAAGCGCCACCTATTGAGACGGAGATTGCCGATCTACGCCGCCAGTACCGCGAGGCGATGTATTCCGGCGATAGTGATCTGGCCGAATCTCTCGAAGCCAAGATCGATGCCGCTATGGATCGTCGATACGACGCAAAGATGGAGGCACGAGAATCGCAGAAGCAGGCCAAGGATGAGCAAGACAGTGCTGTAACGGAAGCGCACACGCGCGCCGCTGCACTGGTCGAGCAATATCCTTTCCTGAATCCGCAAGGCCCAGCGACCAATAATGATGCGATTGACCTAGTGGTTGCCCAGCGCGACCGCTTGATGGGGCAGGGCATGTCCTTTGCCGATGCCATCGAGAAGGCCGTCGCCAAGGTGGCGCCGCTGTTCGACAAGGGGAATACGACCCAGCAAACCGATTCCGACGTGGCCCGCAAGGCCGCAGAGGTAATTTCCAAGGCGAAAGCCCCTGTTGCCACCAGTCTTTCCCAGGCGCCGGCCAGCACCAAGGCCCAGCACGACGAGGGCGAGGCGATTCGCAGCATGGACATCAATCAGCTTTCACGTTCGTTGGAGTCGAAAAGCCCCGACGAGATCATGAAGCTGATGAACCGGGTTCTTTAAGCGCAATTTTTTTTCGGCGTGAGCCGATAAATCCACCTTCAGGAGAAACATCATGGCTGATACAGTCATTCCTTATGGCAGTCCCCAAGCTGTCCGCGTTCAATCTGCTGGCCTGTTCGCTGCTTCGATGCAGCGCCAGACCACCCTTAACCGCCTGACTGGAAAGTTGCCGCAACAGGCCGATGCCGAAGCTACCCTGCGTCGTCAGTCTGGCAACCAACTTCCTATCGTCCGCGCCCAGGATCTGTCCAAGACGGCCGGCGATGAAGTAACCTTTGACTTGATCAACCCGATTGGCGGCAAGCCGATCATGGGTGAGCGTTACGCCGAGGGCAAGGGCGATCGCATGGACTTCTCGCAAGACAGTCTGCGCATCAACCAGACGCGTAAGCCGATCAATGCTGGCGGAAAGATGACCCAGCAGCGCACGCCGCATCAACTGCGCTCACTGGCCCAGGCACTTGGCCACGACTACATGAGCCGCCTTGAAGACCAGTTGTCTTTGGTACATCTGGCCGGCGCCCGTGGTTCGGCCAGTGACATCGAATGGGCCGTGCCGCTGCAGTCTGATCCGGACTTCGCCGACATCGTAGTCAATCCGATCAAGGCGCCGACGCGCAATCGTCACTTCATGTCGACCGGCTCCGGTATCGAGAAGATTGTCGCCTCCGGCAATGAAATCACCATTGCCTCGACCGACGTGATGAACATCGATGTGGTCGATGCCCTGCGCACCAAGCTGGATTCGATGCCGCTGCCGCCGCCGCCGGTTCGCTTTGAAGGCGACCAGATGAGCCAGGATGCACCGATGCGCGTGCTTCTCTGTTCGTCCGAGCAATACACCTCGCTGGTGCGGTCGACAAACTTCCGCACCCTGCAGGCTAATGCCATGGCCCGCTCCAACATGGCCAAGCAGAATCCGTTGTTCATGGGCGAAGCCGGTCTGTGGAATGGCATCCTGATCGTCAAGATGCCGAAGCCGATCCGCTTCTTTGCCGGTGACTCGCTGCGCTGGTGCCCGAGCACGACCAGCAACGCGGAAACCTCCACCGACTTGGTGCCGGCCGCTTTCGGCACTGGCTTCGCGGTCGACCGGGCGCTGCTGCTCGGCGGCCAGGCGCTGGCCCAGGCATACGGCAAGTTCCGCCAGTCTCAAGGTTCGTACTTCTTCTCGGAGAAGGAACTGGACCACGGCGACAAGCTGGAAATCCTGCTCGGCATGATCGCCGGAACGTCCAAGATCCAGTTCCTGATCGATCACGGTGGCGTCGCCAAGGAATACACCGACTTTGGTGTGATGGCCGTCGATACTGCCGTGGCGATTGCCTAACCATAAGCAAGCCGGGGTTCGCTCCGGCTTCTTCTGATATTCAAGGAGAAACACCATGAGCACAGTCAATACCAAGGGAATCAAGAGTTCCCAATATTCCGGCGTAGCCGGCAACAAGAACGTCATCCGTGGCGCCCTCATCACTACCGCTGTCGGTATTGCGGCCAATTCCGATATGGCCACTGCAGTTCAGGTCAATGATGTGGTCCGTATCGGATTCCTGCCGGCTGGTGCTGAGTTGCTTGATGTCGTCGCTATCGTTTCCGATGCCTTCGCTGCCTCAACGACGGCCGACATTGGTTTCCTTTACGCCGATGGCGTCGATTCGACCGTAGTGCCCCAGGATGGCGCCTACTTCTTCTCGGCACTCGCCACGTCATCTACCAGCCGCACGCGCGGCACGCTGGCTAAGGCGCCGGTTCGTCTGCCCAAGGACGCTTACCTGACCTTGAAACGCACGGGCGCCGCTGACTCTGCCGCCGGCATTGTCGACGTGCTGGTCGATGTCGTCCTGCAAGGTCCGGCATAAGTAAAGCGGGGCTGGCCGTGACTGGCTGGCCCTGCCATGGAGAATGTTATGACCCCCATCAAGTACATCGGCAAACGTGAGATTTACCGCGACGGCTGCTATGGCACCGGCCTGGTATTCACGATCGGCGAGACGATCAACGTCGAGGATGACGAGATTGCCAGCAAGATGCTGCGCCACAAGGATGTCTATGTCGCTGGCGATGCCGAAGAGGCGACCGGCACAGCAGCCAAGATCGCGCCGCCCAAGAAAGATGACGACGATGAGGCGCAGCAAGCCCGCGACGCCATCGCCAACATGACCAAGGAATCTCTGGTCATCTATGCCAAGACCAATTTTTCGACTGACCTTGACAAGCGCAAGAGCGTTGCCGACATGCGGGCTCAAGTAATTGGCCTGCTCGATCAGTTCGGGGTGAATTAAGCCATGAATCTGCGCGCCTACATTGATCAGTTCAGGATTCGTGCACAGGATACGGCCAAGCCGTATCTATGGCCTGACGATGAGTTGGCGCCATGGTTTTCTGAGGCAGAGGCCGAGGCCGCGGTTCGTGCCAGGCTGATTCATGACGCAGATGAACTTGTATTCAAGGCTGGCGACAACGATCCAGTTGATCTGCCGGTCGGTCTGTTTGATATTCAGTATGCCGAGTTGCGTGCTGCCGATGGAACTGCCTACGAGCTAAAAGGGGCAAGTCGCCAAGAGCTTGATCGGATTAGATCCGGCTGGCGCACGCGCAACGAACGTCCAGAAAATTACGTGCACGAAGATAATACGCTAGTCCTGTCGGCGCTTCCGGATCAGGACTACACGATGTGCATTGAATTCTTCCGGACCCCCAGGAAGCCCATGCAAGATGATGATGACGAGCCAGAAATTGCCGAAGTTCATCATATCAATCTATTGGATTGGGTGCTGTTCAGAGCATATTCCAAGCCCGATGCAGATGCCTTTGATCCAAACAGGTCAGCGGACTCGATGAAATCGTTCTCAGATTATTTCGGCAAGCGCGGCACCGCGGATCTCCGTCGCCGGCAGAACGCGAACCGGCCGCATCGCAATACTCTTCAATGGTGAGGATGTCATGGACGCACAGGTTTTTAACCTAGATGAGCAGCGGAGCAAGCGCGCGGCGCTGATTCCGATTATTGATCCATTTGCTGCAATGCGCAGTGCGGTTTCGTTATTTTCCTGGTATGCGGAAATGATGGTGACGGTTCATGTCGCCATGGTTCGCGCCGCTTGTGGCTCGAAATGAAAGACCTGAAATTCATTCTTGTTCGAGGCATTACGCAGAACATAGCAGGCGCCGAGAGTTTCACGCCTGGCGTGATGTACGCCAATGGGTTGCACTTCTGCTTAACCTGTGAGGATCAGGATCGGCTGCTTGAAAAAGGCGGGATGAAAGTAAAGACGCGAACTGCAATTCCTCGCGGACTGTATCCGCTCACAACTTCGATGTCGGCTCGCTTTAGTAAGGAGTTGCCAGAAGTGCAGGGTGTTCCTCAGTTCTCCGGCGTGCGTTGCCACGGTGGCAATAAAGCTGAAGATAGCGAGGGCTGCATCCTCGTCGGCAAGGTTCAGACAAAGACAGGGGTCGCAATCTGCCCTGACACCGTGCACCGGATGATTTTCATGATCAACGCTACCGAATCCGAAGGTGGCAAGTGCTGGTTGGAAATCAAATGACCAGCGCAACAGACTACGTCTCGAAGTACGTTCCGACACGCGCCATCGTGCTCAGTACCGCCATCTGGATGACGTGGGCGGTGAGTGACTGGGCCATGTTGTTCGCCACCGGCAACGCTCGTGACGGTGTCGAGATCGCTGCGATCATCGCGGCAGTCACTGCACCGATCTGCGCCTTCGGAGGATACGTCTTCAAGGCGTACAACGACTCGAAGGAGCCATCGTGATCCCGATTCCAGCCACGTGGTACGCCATCGCCGCGCTCGTCGTAGCCAACCTGTTCACTGGCTATATGTGGCAGCAGGATGCTCATGCCTTGAAGTTGGTTGAGATGAGCAGCGAACTTGCAGCGAAAGAGGCAGAGCGCGTCATCGATAAACAAAAGCAAATCACAGAGGACACTACAAATGCGTGGAAATCTGCTCTTGATGTTACTCGTGCTGACTGGAGTAAGCGCCTGCGGCTCGCTAACGTACAACCAATGCCCGGTATTTCCGGACCCACCGGAGGAATTGATGGCCTCCCCGCCGACTCTCTGGCTCTTGCAGCCCAGTGTACCGAGACAACCATCCAGCTTGAATCCCTGAAGGGGTGGGCGCGCAAACAAAGGAAACTAAAATGAGCTTCGACGCGAAATCCGGGATACTGAAAGCCATCAACGAAACCGCGGATGCTTCGTTGCGGACGGTTCTACTGCTCATGCTGGCCGTTTTCGAAGAGCTTGGTGGCAAGCTCGACAACGTGCTTCAGAACGAAGATTCACTGCGCCATACCGTGCTTAACGGCCACGCCGCCAACCATCATCGGGACCACGAGTGGCTTGACCGCCGTATCCAGCGTGACGCCCAGATAGAGGTAATTGTCGGATGGGCTGAAAGCAAGATCATCAAGGAGCGCCAGGATGAAGAAGACGCCAGAAAAGTAAAAGTCGATGTCGTCGGCAAGGTGTTTGGGTACATTGCGGTCGCTGCGCTTACTGCAGCTATTACCTATCTGGTGTCAAAATAATGTCCGACACCAAAGACCTGACCATCCAGCAAGGCAAGACCTTCTCCCTGCCAGTGCGCTGGGAGAACGGTGATCTTGTCGTTCGCAAGCCGATCACTGCGATTTCACTGGCTTTCGGCGCACCGCGCCTGACGGTAGCATCGCACGGGCTTCCAGCTGGTTGGCGCACATACGTCACCCGCTGCCAAGGCATGAAGCAGATCAATGCTGCTAACACGCCTCCACGAGATAGCGATTACCACCCTGCGACAATCATCGACGCAACTACCGTCGAACTGAACGACATTGATCCTGTCGATGACAACGGAAAAGAGTGGTCAACCTACACCGACAGCGGTTTTCTGAACTGGAACGCTCCGGTTGACCTGACCGGCTACACAGCGCGCATGAAGATCAAGGACAAGGTGGGCGGTACTGTGCTCGCATCGACTGACGTGCTGGATGCGCCGAAGAACGTGTTGACCATCGCCATCGACAGCGCGCTCAAGACGATCACGTTGAGCATCGCGGCCACGGATACGGACGACTTCGCTTGGAAGACTGGCGTGTATGACCTTGAGATGGTAAGCGCGACAGGGGCAGTAACAGCGATCCTGAGTGGCAAGGTATCCGTCACCAGAGAGATAACAACATGAGCCATGGACCAGCAGGCGTGACGGTTGATCAGCTCAACGCCTACACTGAGTACTACATGCAGCTTGGCCAGGGCAAAAACATCGTGGCGCTGGATCGTCGCGGACTCGATTACTTGCTCGAAAAGCACTTGCCAACCGCTGGCCTAAGCATTCCTCCCGACGGCGAGCAGTGCGGCGGCGACCGCGTGTTTTTGAGGCTGGCTTTCTGATGAGCTACGCACTCCACTCCCTCGCAATGGCCTTCGGCTTCCTCGGTCTGGTGTTCTTATTGATCCTCTTGCACGGAGTCCTGCACGCCGATAAGCAGGCGCTGATTGCGTTCGACCAGTGGCTCGCCGTGTGTTTCCTAAACGACGCCTATGCCGACGAAACGATCAGCGCGTGGGCACATCGGAAGCACCACCGGCGAACGGAACGCTTCATCAACTGGATATGCAACGACCCGAACCACTGCGCACAAGCCTACATCAGTGAGATGAAAGGTGCCCAGAATGCGCCGGAGTACCGAGCATGAACTACACCGTGCAGAATCGCGCCACTGGCGAGATTGTCTATGCCTACAGCGAGGATGTCGCGACCGAATGGCCAGAGTACCCGTTCGCTGAGTTCAACCACATTCCGCAGCCCGTCAGCTCCACACCCATGCCTACGACTGAGCGCAACGTATCAGGTGTTCAGTACCTGCGCCGGTTCACGCAATCTGAACGCATTGCTATTCGTAGCGCCGCTTCTCAGTCTGCAGAGCTAGATGATTACCTCAAGCTGCTCGATACAACCATTGCGCAAGGCGGGACGGTGAATCTGGCAGATGCCGACACTGTTGCTGCGGTGATTTTGCTTGAGCATGCCGGCCTGCTGGCTGAAGGCCGATCAGCGGAGATTCTTGCCTAATGGCAACCGTCTATTCGCTAGTTTGTTGGGGTGGCCGAACCGGAAAGACCGCGACAGCCAACGCCTCAACCGACCGCATCACGATCAATTACAACGGCCTCCGCTCTGGTATGCGGATTGCACTATCAGGCACCATGCCCACCGGGCTTGTGCAAGGCACCCTGTACTACGTCAAGCCGTTCAGCATTCACGAATTCGAGTTATACAGCGACGCTGGATTGACGACTCGCGTATTGTTCTCAACTGCGGGTAGTTCGCTGGTTGCCAAGGGAGCCTATTTTCTCAACCTTTCAGCGCCGCAATTGCTCCGCTACGGCGCTGTCGGCGCTGAGCGCGCATACTCAACCATATCCGCCGCCCTTGCTGGCCGCGCAGCGGCATCGAGCCTAGACCAAGAGGTAATCGAAATCGGTGAGGGGTGGGATTGCTATGAAACGGTCGAAATTGTTGGCAACCTTCCTGCGGCATCGACGCTGCTGACAACCAAAGTCGACGGGGTGTGGGGTGGCGGGTTCCATAACGGCACGCCGCGTACCGGATTTGTCGTTGTCGTGTTTGGCACGCAGGAGGGCATCAGTTTCAACAAATACAACCACTATTGCGAGGGGTTTTCCGTAAAAGCTGGACTGGCTGGCATAAATCAGTTTTTGATAGTCCTGAACAAAGAGCTGTGTGGCGCTCGAAAAATGATTTTCGAGGGGAATAACGTCGCAGGCACAAACGGCGCGTGGCTGTATCGGTCACTCACCACGCTCGAAGATTGCCTATCGTTCAACTGCGGCGCCGGAATAAAACTCCTCCAAAGCGTCCGCGGGTTTCGTATAGCCGGCTGCACCTCGACAAAAAACGACTACGGCATCCGATTTGAAGGTGATATCGCTTCAGACATAGGCGGCTACCACTACAACAATCTATACGTTGGGAATGCGATTTCTAACTGGGGCGCTGGCGGGGTTCCCACTGCGCTTGAGGGTTCAAGCAACAACGCCGGCCTATCTGGCGAGGCGTGGATTTTAGGTACTGGAACGCGGGTTACTGTGGCTACCACGGACTTTGCCGATTTCAATGGGCTTAATTTCAGGCCAGCTTCTGCCGCTTCGCCACAAGTCGATTCCGGCGTTGCTTTTTACGGCATCCCGCCAGACGACGTGGGTGGTGCTGTTCGCCCGAACTACAACAATGGCGGGGCTGTTGCTCCCGATATTGGCTGTTACGAGTTCGATCACGGCTACGGCCCTTGGCCTGTGACGGCAACACTGACGCTGACAGGACTCGTCTCGGGGTCTGATGTGGTTGTGTTGGTGGCCGGGACATCAACAATCCTCACGTCCGTAGATGCAAACGCTGGAAGTTCGTGGGTCTACACCTATTCGACCGTCCAGAACGTCGATATCGGCATCATCAAGCCGGGATACAAGGTCAAGTACATCCGGAACTACCCACTGGCAGCAAGCGATATATCTATTCCGGTCGAGCAGCAGCTTGATCCGAGCTATTCATAAGGAGCCGACAACATGGCAAAACTCATCAGCAAAGCATCACTGAACGTCGGCACCGAGATTGTCATCGACGAGCCGAACCGCACCGTCCGCCTAGTGGCAGCGGGGAACCTTGTCGCCAAAGATGGAGCCACCCTGCAAGCGGTGTATTCCAAGCTGGTTGATCTGTGGGCGACGGCGACCTATCAGGACAGTCCTTTCCCGATGTACGCTATCGACGCCCTGTCTGGTCAGTTCCAGATCGGCACAGATGGCTCAACGTTCTCGGGTTGGACGTGGTTTGACGACACGACGCGGAACATGCTGCGGGATGGTGGTTGGTCAGAGTACAGCGCGGCTGGGGTTCTCCAGCAGCAGTTCGCAGGATTCTCCGGCCTCGGGGTCATCAACTCTGGAGCGCAGCCGTACTACCACCTCGTCGCTACTGATGCGCCGACCAACTTCCCCTTTGTTGACCAGTTCAACGTCGGGGTTAAGGTCTATGGTGACGCTACCCACGGCAACATCGACAAGCGCGCCTACGCCAAGACTTTCGTTCGTGAGTTCGGCAAGAAGTTCAAGGAGTCCGTGCTGGCCGATACCGGCAAGTCGGCGACTGGCGCGTTCATCGTCAACTTCCTGATCGCCAACGAAGACGACCTGAAGGTGACGAACACCTTGGGTACTGTGGTCAAAGCGGCGGGCGATGCGCTGATGGCTGGCGCACCGTACTCTGGCATCACTGTGGCGTACTACACGGCCAACCAGAGCCGCACGATCAACGGCACCGCCTGCAACTTCAAGACCATCATCAACGGCAACGGTGCAACGCTTGAGCAGATTTATGCCAAGGTGCAGTACCTGCTGCGCCAAGCGACCGATATCAATACTGGCGGAACGGCTGGTTCAAAGATTGGCCAGATTCAGTCGTCGCTGCTGTCTTTCGTCGGCGACACGCTGGTCACCTCGAACTCGGTGTTCATCGACAACATCCAAGCGACGGACAGCAACCGCATCGACTTCTACGACGACGGCGGCGCGGTTCGCCGCAACCCCTACGTCGCAGCCGGTACGATGGCATTCAACACCCCGCTGGTTGGCGCCGGCTCATCGTACCGCTTGATGTACACGGCCCCTGCTGGCGCGGGCAACGACTACGGCGAGGCTGGTGCGGTGACGGTCAACAACGCGGCAGGTACGCCGATCACCGGAACGATCAGTGCCAGCAGCTTCACCTTCGACTACGACTACGACGGCAACGTGCAGGCTGGCTTCACCGCAGGCACTGACCGCCCTGTGACACTGATCGGCATCCGCCCCGGCTTCGGTAAATTTGCTGTGGCCACCGGTACGCTGACGCGGAGCAAGGCGATCAGTCTGTCGCTCGTTGCTGAACAAGATCGGGTCTATGCCTGATGGCAATAATTTTTGATCCTGCCACGAAGCGGATCATTCTCGATGTTGCCAATATAACGGCGACCGAGATTTACAGCCGCTCGTGCGACTGGCTTGCGGCGGGAGATCACGCCAAGTACGGCGCGGTTTTCCGGCAGGTCGGCGGCGACGATCTGGGCGGCGGCTTGTCTATCCCACCCTACTTTTTCTTGCAGGGGGCGTGGCGCATCCGCCCGATGGAGGCGAACCACACACTGACGCTGACGGGTAACTTATTTGTCGATGGCGGAGGCGACCCTGTGACGGCCACGTTGGGTAATTTCAACGTGCTGACGAAGACCGTCGTGCCTGTGCAAGCGCAGGGTATCTCTACCAACGGATCAACCGGGCCGAGTGCAAGCGACATCGCCAACGCCGTGCTCGCTGCGCTGAATCCGACGAACATCGCTGATGCCGTCTGGGCGAAGACCCTCCCATGAACGCCGGTCAATACCTCGTCGCTTTGTCTGGCCTGCCATCTGGTAGCGCAGCGCAGCATCTGCTTTCCATCCAGCTCGGAACAGGCACAGGGCCGGGGCAGACCATCTTCGCGTCACGGTTCTCGGCTGTCACGGGCGAGGATCGCTTCACTGTTGTGCGCAAAGCCAAGCGCAAAGCACCGAAGCCAGAAGCAGTGCCACGTCGGGGCCAGCAACCCAAAGCGTCCAATGACAAGGGGCTGTTTGCAGTTGCACGCACGCAGGGTGTCACGGTGTCGAACCAAGCCGACAGCATCACCGTCATCCAGAAAACACAGTGCCAAGTCGCCACCACTGACCTTGGCAACCTCACAGTCAATCGAAAGGCTAAAAAATCATGACAGTTCGTGTCTATCGCTGGGATGATCCTAGCGCACCAGTTCTTAGTGCGTCGGCGGGTGCGCTATCTGATCTGCTTAAAGCGGTGCTGGTTGATGGCTATGGCGCAAAGGCGGCTGCTGGCTGGTCATGCCCATACAATGGGACAAACGACAAGGGGTTCACAAACGCACGCACCGTTACGCCGCAAGGTGTCAAGGTAACGCACACTGCGCTTGACCCCGCGCCACGGGTGGTTGGCTACGAAGGCATTTCGGGGGCAGGGGTTGTCACTACAGCATTCCCGACTACCGGGCAGCAATCAGGCGGCTTGTACTGGACGATCAGCGCGACGACAGACTCAACGGCTCGCCCGTGGATGATTGTCGCTGACCAGTACCGATTCTATCTGTGGGTTGGCTACAACAACACGACCGCAACTGGTCTTGCTTCGACGACGTATGTGCCAATGTATTTTGCCGGCGACATTATTCCACGGCTGGGTAGCGACGCATTCCACTTTCTGCTAACCGGGAACACATCGGCTGCTGTCAGCAGCAACGCATTCTGCGGGGTGGCAGCAAACCTTTCTTCGACCATTGGCGGACACTTTACAGCTCGGGGGTATGGCCAGTCAGGTGGATCGGTTGCATCCGGGAAGACATCTGGAGCCGGGATTACTTCCGGGTGGGGAACCGGCGGCCTTGCATATCCTGACCCGGTTGGCGGCGGGATGCTTCTGGACAAAGTTCGAATCACTGAGCCAACGGTAATTCGCGGAGAAATGCCCGGCCTGTGGCAACCACTGCACGCCTCGTCTATCGCCGTTGGCGCACCGGGAGACACGTTTACCGGAACCGGCGACCTTGCCGGGAAAACGTTCATCCTGCTGGACGCGGCGTACTTCGGAACGCGCTACCGCGTGGCGCTGGAAACATCGGATACGTGGAACTGACATGGCCGACCTTGGACCAATAGGAAAACTGCACAACCAGATCAAGGCTATCCACGGCGGAACCCTTTCTGGCGTGGTGCACAACGCAGCCGGCGCAAACGTGTCGAGGTGCGTGGCGGCATTTGTACGAGATACGAAGCAGCTATCAGGCGGCGCTATCAGCGACCCAGCGACTGGAGCGTATTCGATTTTAGTGAACATGAGCAACAAGGGCGTTGAGCATTTTGTAGTCGAGTTCGATTCGGCATACGAAAGTCAGGCCCGCGTTATTGACCGAGTAATCCCCCTCTAAGGAACCAACATGGCAACTATCACGCTCTCAACTGCTGTCGGCAACAGCATGCTGACCCAACTACTTACCGCCCTGGACGTTAGTGGGGCGGGTTCGCACGCGACCTGCAAACTCTACACCGGAGCCAAACCAGCGAACACGGGTGTTGCGCCGGACGGCACAACCCAACGCCTCCTCGGTACGCTTACCATGGCCTACCCGTCTGGCACGATTGCAAGCAAAGCCATGACCTTCGATGCTATTACCTCCGACGCATCTGCCGACGACACTGGAACCTGTACGTGGGCACGCTTCGCAACAGGGGCGGGTGCTGCTGTCGTCGATGTTGATGCGTCCACTATTGGTGGAGCTGGCTTCCTCCAGATGAACACAACGAGCATCGTTGCTGGCGGCCCGATCAGCGCGGCAAGCTGCGTGATCAGCATCTGATCTGATGAGCTACACGCCGCCCCTTGGCAACGCCGTCGATTTCACGACGCAAGGGGCACCATTTAGCCCCACGCCTGCTGGCGCAGTAA